CCAATTTTATAGGACATACCGAAAACCTTTAGAAGTAGAATTGATTGTACACGATAGAGACGAAGATTTACTTAACAAAGTAGAAGATGAGTTATCAAAGATGCACTGGTACAAAGCGGAACTTTTAAGAGTGTACGCTATTAAACATAACTGCAACGCTAAAGAATTAAGCAGGGTTACAGGCATCCCGTATATGTCAATCCATAGGGAACTTAAGCTAACTAAACGAGAACTAAAAAAACAATTACGCAAATGATAATAATAGCAGCAATATGCTTTGCAATATTCTTTGTAGAGATACACCAATTTCATAGAAAATGGAAATTAGATTTTAAGCCTTTTAGTTGCACGAGTTGTTTAGCAGCTTGGACAGGATTGGCTTTATATTTATTACCTGCAATATGTACCGATGTTATTGCGTTTGTATTTATACCAGGAGTGTTAGCACCTTTACTTTCAAAACTAATGTGGAACTTATGGAAATAGAACACAAGAACTTTTTAGACGAACACGTTGGTAATTGGCATACAGTCCAAAATGGATATGTGCGTAATATCGACTTAGACATCTTAAAAATGTATGAGCATATTTACCGCAAGTATATGAGCCCAGATTTTATACTTACAGTTTGGTGCGGTAATTGTATCTTCGATATGATTAAACGCTTATATACTTGGTACGAAGCGCAACCTAATGACGATTTAGTAATTACATTTATTACTGACGAAGTTAAAAAACCTAAAAATAAAAAAAAGAATGGCTAACTTTATCCACCCTACCGCTATCATTGGCGATAACGTAATTATCGGAGATGGCAACTACATTGGTGCTTATTGTATAATTGGCGACAAAGCCGAGCATAAGAAGTTCTGGCAAAAAGAAAAAGGCAAAGTATACATTGGCGATAACAATATTATCACAGGACTTGTAACAATAGACGCAGGAACGGAGATTGACACATTCATTGGTAATAATTGTTTCATAATGAAACACGCACACATAGGACACGACTGCACAATCTTAGACAATGTTACTATAAGTTGCGGAGCAAAAATAGGTGGGCATTCTATTATTGACAAAGGTGCTAATATAGGACTAAACGCAGTCCTACACCAGTTTGCAAACGTAGGAGAAAATTGTATGATAGGCGCAAGTGCTTTCGTAAAAGGAGATGCAAAACCAAATACTAAATACGCAGGAGTACCTGCACGAGAAATCGGCTCAAACATAAGATAATGAAAGTAGCTATTTTATTACTTACTCTTAATAGGCACGATTTAACGCAGCGTGTAATTAACCATAACTTTGCGAACAAAGGCTATGATGCTGACTGCTTCTTAATAGATAATGGAAGCGACACGCACGAAACGTTTAACTACCCGTTTGCAGGTTATGACTTATCTAAAGAAAAACGAGGCATAGCAGCAGGAGTAAACGCAGGACTTAGGCTTACTACAAATTACGATGCGGTTTGTTTATTAGCCAATGATATATTACTTCCTGAGAATTGGTTGTCAAATTGGGTTATGTTTTCTCAACGTGTGTCAAAAACTGGCATTATTGGAATACATTGTGTAGAAGCCTTGCCGCCATTAGAAGACGGCATACATAAAATACATACACCATTTGGCGATAACTTTATTACTCGTGAACTCATTAATGCAATAGGTGGTTACAATACCGAGTATGACCCATACGGAATGCAAGATAGTGATTATGCAACAAGGTCATTGATTGCAGGGTTTACTAACTATTACGTTCCAGATATGAGGTCGGAGCACATAGGACACGATGTAGGTAACGGCACGGAATATCGTAGAATGAAGGACGAAAGCTTTGCAAAGGCACAAAAAATATGGGATAAAAACCAAGACAGATATTACAACCAAAAAGATATAAGATGCGAATACTTTGTATAACTTCAGCTAATAGTGGAGTTGGATTACATAGAATAATGATGCCAATAGTACACTTACAAAAGGAGTACGCACTTATTACTGATGTACTTAATGACGAACTACTTGAGCAGGGTTGGGATATTGTGTTAATGAATAGAATGCTTAATGAAATAGATGCAAAGCAAATGGACACTTGGCGCACTAAGTACGGCTTTAAGTTAGTAGTAGACAATGACGATTACTGGGAACTTAGCGAAACGCATCTTTTATTCTATAAATACAAATACGATAACATAGGCAAACAAATTACTGATTACTTAGAGATTGCAGACCTATGCACTTGCACACACGAAAGGTTAGCAAGTGAGATAAGCCAATATAATAAGAACGTTCACATCTTACCAAACGCATTACCTTATGGGCAAGAGCAGTTCCAGGATAACAAGACCGAAGATTACAAGGTTAGATTATTTTGGAGCGGTAGCGGAACGCACGAAAGAGATTTAGAGATACTAAGGCAGCCGTTCAAAAGGCTACAAGGTATGAATATAAGAACTGTAATAGCAGGTTACAACGATGCGGAGAAACCTATCTGGGATAAAATGATTGATAGTTTTACTTGTGGTTTAAAGCTAAACCCTACAATCTATAACTATGCAAGGGTAACGGAATACATGGGCGCTTACACCGATAGCGATATTTCAGTTATTCCTTTAGTAGATAACAAGTTCAACGCTATGAAGTCAAACTTAAAGGTATTAGAAACGGCTGCTAAAAAGAACCCTGCCATAGTTAGCTATGTCAATCCTTACTTAGATATGCCCGTGCATTATGTTAAAAGCCAAAAGGATTGGTATAAACATATAAGAGATTTAGTAAGCGATGCGGATATGCGAAAGGAAAGCGGACAAAAGTTATTTGAGTTCTGCCAAAAGAAATATAACTTTGACGAGATAAATTTAGACAGAAAGTATATTTACAATAAACTAATTTCTTATAGTTAAATTTTTAATTATTAATCAACGGAAAATTTAATGGGGAAGCTATGAGAAAACACACACAAATATATTTGCAGGGGATGGGTTATAAAACAACGGACTTCATTCCTTGCGAAGTGTGTGGCTCACAGGCAGTGGATTGCCACCACATAGAAGCGAGGGGAATGGGTGGCAGTAAAGACAAAGACACGATTGAGAACCTAATGGGTTTGTGTAGGAAGTGCCACATAGAATACGGAGACAAAAAACAATATAAAGAGTTTTTAAAAGACATACACGCAAAGAATTATGGCAAAGGGTAACGAGAATAAAAACAAAATCAGCTTTGGCAAACGCAAAAGAGGCTCTGCAAAGAAGTCCTTTAACAAGCACACGCCAAGAGAAAAAGCTTATAGAGGACAAGGTAGATGAGAAAACTAAACGCTATATGGCTACTCTTGACGCACAAAGCTTACTTCCTTGCAGTATGTAAGACGGGTAAAAACGGAGATGATATGACCACTATAGGACACTACACCTATGCAATGGCAGAAACTTTAATTAACAAACATATAGCAGACGTAGATACTTACCTCGACCAAGAAGATGCTTTAGACGAAGCAAACGATATAATTAACGGAATACTATGATACAAAACGTACCAATCAACACAGTAAAGGCAAACCCAAACAACCCCAGAATAATTAAAGACGATAAGTTTGCAAAGCTTGTAAAGTCAATTAACGAGTTCCCACAAATGCTAAACCTTAGACCTATTGTAGTAAATGACGATATGGTTGTTCTTGGTGGCAATATGAGATTAAAGGCTTGTAAGGAAGCAGGACTTAAAGAGATACCAATCATTAAGGCAAGTGAATTAACCGAGCAACAGCAAAAGGAGTTTATAGTTAAAGACAACGTAGGATATGGCGAGTGGGATTGGGATGACCTTGCTAACAATTGGGATGTAGATGAGTTAACCGAATGGGGATTAGATATTCCAGGATTTGTTAATGAGGAAACAATACCAGAAGTTGAAGAGGATGACTTTGATGTTCCAGAAGGTGGCATTGAAACAGATATAGTTCCAGGAGACCTATTTGAAATCGGACAACATAAATTACTATGCGGAAGTTCAACAGAAACAGATACCTGGGAAAGATTGTTTCAAAAAGAATTATGCGATATGGTTATGACAGACCCACCATACAATGTAAACTATGAAGGTGGTACAGGTTTAAAGATTATGAATGACCAAATGACAAACGACTCCTTTTATCAGTTTTTATATGATTTCTATACTGCATTAGGAAGTTATACAAAACCAGGTGGTGCTTGGTATGTTTGGCACGCAGATAGCGAAGGAGCAAATTTTAGACAAGCATTTAAGGACTCAGGATTATTATTAAAGCAATGCTTAATATGGGTTAAGAACGCATTGGTAATGGGTAGACAAGATTATCACTGGAAACACGAGCCTTGCCTTTATGGTTGGAAAGAAGGAGCAGCACATTACTTCACAGACGATAGAACGAAGACAACTGTTATTGAAGATATTGCAGATTACAGAAAACTAAGTAAAAAAGAATTGCTTGACTTAGTTAAGGAAATGACATCAGACAAACAAAAGACAACAATAATACATTGCGATAAGCCTTCTAAAAATGATGTTCATCCTACAATGAAGCCAATTAAACTATTAGCACCATTGATTGAGAATTCATCTAAAATAGGAGAATTGGTAGCAGACGGCTTTTTAGGTTCAGGTTCAACAATGGTAGCAGCACATCAACTCAAAAGAAGATGTTACGGCACAGAACTTGACCCAAAGTACTGCCAGGTTATAGTAGACCGAATGATTAACCTCGACCCAACATTAGAAGTTAAAAGGAATGGTCAACCTTATGTTAAAACAGAAGCATAACAGAATGAGCAAAGAACATTTGATACCATACAAACCAGGACAATCAGGAAACCCAAACGGCAGACCAAGAAAGTATGTAAGCCTACTCAAAGAGCAAGGATATAAACTTGCTGAGATAAACGATACCATACAAGCTATGATGTCAATGGACTTAGAGGAACTAAAAACAGTATGGGATAACCCTAAGGCAACAATACTTGAAAAAACGATTGCAGCAGCTATGCGTAAGAGCTTAGAGAAGGGCAGCCTTTATAGTTTAGAAACTTTGCTAACCCGTGTTTATGGTAAGCCTAAGGAACAAATGGATATTCAAACAGATAACAGGATTGAGATAGTATTTGTAGACGGCAAGACAATACTTTAATGCGAATAGAACTACCTAACGGACATATAAACCAAAAGAAGATACTTGACTGCGAAGCCAGGTACATAGTTGTAATGTGCGGTCGAAGGTTCGGCAAATCGGAGTTAAGCCAAATTAAATGTATTACAACCGCAATCAAAGGCGGTCAGGTTGCTTACATAACACCTACCTATAAATTGGCAAAGGTATTCTTTGAGAAGTTATGCAATAGCCTTCCGTTCCCTAATAACAAATCGGACTTAAATATCAGCTTCCCAAATGGTGGCAAGGTTGAGTTCTTTACGGGGGAACGATTGGATAACCTGAGAGGGCGAAAGTTTAACCTGGTAATCGTAGACGAGGCTTCCTTTATACCTAATCTTGAAGACGGGTGGCTCAACTCAATAAGACCTACCTTAACGGACTATAAGGGTAAAGCTATATTCCTTAGCACCCCAAAAGGCAAAAACTACTTCTTTAGTTTGTTTAGCAAAGCCGAACCCGATTGGCAAAGCTTTAAGTTTACTACATACGATAACCCTTACATTGACCCACAAGAGATAGACGATGCCCGAAGGCAATTACCTGAGGTTGTATTCGAGCAGGAGTATATGGCAAACCCTGCCGAGAACGCAGCAAACCCATTTGGTAGCCAACATATACGCAAGTGCATACACCCAGTAACAACAATGCCCGTAGTAGCTTATGGAATTGACTTAGCCAAGTCGGTCGATTGGACTGTAATAGTAGGCTTAGACGAAGACGGAAATGTGGCTTATTTTGACCGCTTTCAAATGGATTGGCACAATACCAAGCAAACTATCCTTAGGCTGCCTAAATGCCCTATCCTTGTCGATTCTACGGGGGTTGGCGACCCTATCCTTGAAGACCTACAAAGAGAAGGAGTAATGATACAAGGCTTAAAGTTCACAAGTTCAAGTAAACAACAACTAATGGAAGGACTTCAGGCTGCCATACATCAAGGTAAGATTGGCTATCCTGAGGGGATAATAAGCCAGGAGTTAGAAGTATTTGAATATATGTACACGGCAACGGGGGTAAAGTACTCCGCACCTTCAGGCTTCCACGATGATGCCGTAATGGCTTTAGCTTTGGCTTGGCAGAACTTCAGCCTTAAACGTGGCACGGGTAGGTACAACTTCCTATAATTTACCGCTTATCCTTGATATTTACCGCTCATCACAATTTTTAAAAAAAAGTTTGCTCATTTGATTGTGGAATGTGTAAAGGTTGTATATTTGATATATCAATTAACCACAAACACAAAACACAATGAAAACAAACTACACAACTTTACACATTGCAAATGATGACTTAAAATTAATATTACAATCATTACACGCAGAAAGAATGTCAAGAATTAATATAGGTTATTTAAAATTTGAAGACATTGATAGATTAGAGCATATATTAGGAGTAACATTAAATTCAGAAACTTTAACCAACGCAGATAGTTCTGCTATGAATTCATAAAACTAAACACAATGAAAAAAGAAACCGCACAACTTTTAGCCGTATTTTTAGTAGCTTGTTACCTTATTGGGCAACTTCAAGACATATACTCAAAATGATTTACACTATCTGCCTTCTGCTAATTGCAACAGGTTTTGTAATGGCAGCATTAACTGACTATTTAATTAAACACAATGACCCAAAGCACAAAAGAATATATAGACAAATACTACGCAAGTGAGCCTATTAGTATTATGATGAATAACATCGATGCGACTTACTTAGAGATACTTACTTATTGTAAAGAGAAAGGATATGAACCTGCAAAGCGTAGGTTAAGAAGTCCAGAAGATAAGTCAGAAATTGGTTTTTTTGATATTGATAATTACAAACCCGAAACAATATAAAATGGAACTTCAACAAATTTTTGAAACAACAAAAGAACAAAGGACTGAGTTTACGCATCAATTAATTGAACGCTTAAACGCAGGGGAACTTGACCCGTTAAAAACACATCTCCAGGTTAAAGCCTTAGAGGATATGCTCGAAACACTAAAGGCAAATAAGGACTACAAAGATGCAGTATTACAAGCAGCCGTACTTAATGGCAAGGACTTTGAGTATATGAGCGCAAAGTTCAACATTAGAGAAGTAGGCGTTAAGTATGACTTTAGCAAATGCGAAAGTCAGGCATACGAGGAAATAATGACCGAGTACAATAGCGCAGCTAAAGCCAAAAAGGATATGGAAGAGTTCCTTAAAAAAGTTCCGCATCAAGGTCTTGATATTATTAACGGAGTTACTGGCGAGGTTACAAAAGTTTACCCTCCTGCCAAGAGTAGCACAACAAGTGTAGCCGTATCATTAAAGTAATAAAAATATTGTACTTCTTTGCAATTTGCTTACCTTTGGCAGCGTTATGCTACATAGGTGGGCATCTTGCTTATGAGATAATGTTAAAACTTCGGAAATGACACCTAAACAAAAAGCTAATAGCTTGTGTATGAAGTTTTTGATACAAACAACTACTGACATACCATACGGAATAAATAAAACTATTGCTAAAGAATGTGCCTTAATAGCAGTAGATGAAATAATTGCTTCTAACCCTATTGCCTTTGACGAAGACGATAACTGCATAGCAAAACAATGGTGGAAAGAAGTTAAAACAGAAATAGAAAAATTATGAGTTGGAATAAAATATCGGTATGGCAGTACCAACAAATGCACCCTTTAATGACAAACCCACCAGAAAACTTAACGGAGTTTGAATTAGAGTGTAAGTTAGTAGGCATAGTCAATAACCTTACGGACAATCAAGTTCTTAATCTACCTAAAGACAAGCTGAACAAATACAGGTCGGAGATAATATTCCTTAAAGATAACTACGAAGGTACTCCTGTAAATAGGGTAAGAGCCAATGGCAGAACGTATAGATTTATCCAAGATGCAAAGGACATTAACGCTTCACGATACATTGAAAGCAAATATTTTTGTAAGGAACTTATACCTAACCTACACAAGATAGCGGCATCTATTACTATTCCACAACAAAGAAAATGGCTTAAATACATAGACCTTCCTTACGATTCGGACAAGCACCAAGAGTATGCTAACGACTTTTTGTTTGCCAATTTTAAAGAGGTTTATTATTCGGTTGTTTTTTTTTATCAAGTATTCAACGATTGGACTCCAATTACCCAGGACTTTTTGGAGAAGAGCCTAATAAAGGAGAATATGGAACAGGACAAAGCACAAAAGGTGGCAGCAATTTTATGGAGTATTTTGGGTGGCAATACTGCACAAAAATAGTATCGGAGTACGAAGCCATACCTTTACAAGATGCTTATGAGCTTAAAATAATACATTACTTAAATAGCTTATCGTATTTAAAAGCCAAGTCGGACTTTGATTCCGAAGCCATTAGGAAGATAAAATAAGACCCCAACACCCCCAGACATACCCTGCCAATTTTGGTGGGGTTAGTTATTTTTAGACCTTCCTTATATTTATTAGCGTGAGTATTACTAAAAATCAAATTAAGGCTTTAAGAGATGGCTTTCTTGATAAGATAGAAGGTGGGGATTATAGCATTGTTAATAAAGACGAACTGCCATTACTTGAAAAAGTATTATATGAGTACGGGATAACCTTTAACAATGCTATCCAAAAAAACCTTGAAAAGTCAGGCTCAATAGCTTCTGGTAAGTTAGCAGAACCTTCGTTCCCAGTTGTTAAAAAGTTTGGTACTAAATACGTTATGTACTTAGGTTATCCTACGGGAAGCGAACAAATAAAATATTATGACTTTGTAAATAAAGGGGTTAAAGGCTACAAAAGTGGAAAGCCGAACAATACCCCGTATGCTTTTAAAAACCCATATCCTAATAAGAAAATGGCTAAAAGCATATTAACTTGGCTTAGTGAATCAAAGAGCAAGGTTAGTACTGATAACGTAAATACAAATAGAAAAGGGGGGATAGACAAGACGGAAACCAAAAGACAAAGTTTAAAAAAAGTATTAAGCGGAACTGATAAAAAGAAAAGCCTTGCTTATGCTATATCTACATCTATAAAGAGAAAAGGTATTGAACAAACTAAATACTTTGACAAAGCTATTGAGAGTGTATTTAATGATAAATTTACTGAGGAATTGGCATACGCTATGATTAGTGATATGGCAGTTAAAATATCTGGTAAGGTAACAAAAGAAATAAAAGGCAAATAATAAATGGCAATAACAATAACAAGTACTCCTGCACCCTATTCGTCTATGCACGATAATCTGTGGTTCGTATCAAGTTCTACTAATAGCGGAACAACAAACTTTAAATTTGTGTATGATGTATACATAAACGGCAGCCAGGTTATTAGGTCTAAAGTATTCCCTGCGCCAAGTGCAGAAGGTAGCTATGGGGTGTTTAACGCTTCTCCAATGGTTAGAAGTTTTGTTACTAACTACTTTGAGCCTTCTGGTAACTCAATACTTGTAGCTTCAAATGACAAGATAAAAGTAGATTATGACGTAAGGATTGGCGAGGAAGTTAGCGGTGTTACAACTACTAACTTAGCATCTGGTAGCTACTCAGCTTACAACTTTGTACCGCCATTGTTTGCAGATATATTCTTAACAAAGAACAAAACACCTTTAGTGTTATCGAACTATTACGATAATTTACTATTGGAAAACTTTACAGATGACTTCTTAACTGAACGTGATACCGATGACATTACGCTTGAATACGGAGATAATTTTTACATTACGTTCCTACGCATAGCAACGGGCGGTTACTCAGCTTGGGTTGAGGTGTTGGCTCCTGGAGATGTGGTTACTAATACTGTAAGCGGAGACATTACGTTAAGCGGTCAATTCAATATGTTTAACCTACAAGCAGAACACATAAACGATTGGGCAAGTGGAACGATTATAGATGAGAATACATACGGCTATAACTTCTATTTAAAAAGAGGTGGCGCACAAACAAGGGTTATTAAATTAAGACATAAGTGCTATCCTAAATACCAGCAATTTAATCTTGAGTTCTTAAATAGATTAGGCGGTTGGGACACAAAGAAGTTTGCTCTTGTAAATAAAAGGTCAAGCGAATATCAAAGAGCATCATACAGGCGAAGCGATTGGCAGCTTGTAGGTGGACAAATGACAAATATAGATGGATATAACAGGTATAACGAAACGACTTTCAACTATGCTATTCAGCATAAGGATAAATATAAGCTTACTTCTGATTGGGTTAGCGAACAAGATTATTCGTGGTTATCTCAGCTTGTATCGAGTCCTATTGTATATATGGAAGTTCTTGGTGCATACTTCCCTGTTACCATAACCACAAGCAATTACGAGTATAAGTTAGAAAGCGCAGATAAACTATTTAACTTTGAGATTGAAGTAGAAGTAGGTAAATACTTAACAAGCCAATTTAGATAATGATTAGCACTGAGATATACGTAGAAGACAGGAAGATTGATTTATTGCAGGATATATCTACCGAGTTCACTTATGCCATTGATGACGTAAACGAGTTCGGTAGTCGCAATACTTCCTTTAGTAAAACAATAAGCATACCAGGAACGGCAACTAACAACTTGGTGTTTGGTTATATCTTTGAACTTAACAACGCAAATTTTACGGATAACACCTTACCGAACGTCGGGTATAACTACAACGTAACTAAACAAGCCAACTGCAAAATCTTTATTGATAAAGTGCAAATATTCAAAGGCAGTTTAAGAATATTAGAGATAGTAATAGACAAAGAGACAATCGAGTATCAATGCAGTGTCTTTGGCGAACTTGGTGGGTTTATTAATCAGTTAGGTAATAAGCGTTTAGAAGATTTAGATTTTAGCGCATATAACCATACTTATAGCGTAGCAAATATAAGTTCGAGTTGGGATAACACGGGCGGTTCTGGTTACTATTATCCTCTTATTGATTACGGGAATGTAAGTACAGGAGTTAATGGTGTGCTTAAAAAAGATTTTCAATATACAACTTTTAGACCTGCTTTGTATGTTAAAGAGTATATGCAAAAGATATTTGCAGGAACTGATTATACCTTTAACTGCCCGTTCTTTAATAGTGCTTTATTTAATAGGTTAATCATACCGCATAACCAAACTTCTATTACTGCTTTAAACAATACAAGTTTAAACGCAGCAGCTAATCAGCAATCAATGTTACTAACAAGTAATCCTTATGTTCAGTATACTTTAGTAATACAAGGTAGTTTTACACTTGACGGAACGAATACTTTATTTACTTATGGTGGCACAAGTTTAACAACAAATGTACAAGTTACCTTAACGGGTACAGTTACTATCTTCGACCCTAACCAACCAAACTACTCAGTAATACTTAGAAAAAATGGGTTGCAAATTGGCTCACAAGATTTTGATGCAAGTGTTAGACCTTTTATGACTTGTGATTTTACAGTTCAAGGAGTAACATTTGCTAACACAGACACAATGCAAGTTGAAATATTAGGAACTAATATGTCTATTGATATTGTATTTGGGGAAATTAAAATAACAACAAGCACACCTACGCAAGTACAGATTAACTTAGGAGAAACAATTAAGGTAAGTGAAACAATCCCTAAAGGTATATTCCAAAGAGATTTCTTTTTAAGCATTGTAAAAATGTTTAACCTTTACGTTTATGAGAATAAGTTTAACGACAAAGAACTTGTTATTAGTCCGTTTGTGGACTTCTATCCTACTACTTCAGCTACGGCGGAAGATTGGACTAACAAAATAGATAGAGCAAAGCCTTTAAGCATTAAGCCAATGAGTGAGATTAACGCTCGTTACTATAACTACAAGTTTAAACAAGATAATGACTTCTACGGGGAGAACTATCGTAAGAAGTACACCGAAGGTTATGGAGATTTTATTTTTGATACTGAGTTTGACTTCGTAAAAGAAACGGACACTTTAGAATTAATATTTGCTTCGTCTGTATTGTTTCAACAAACAGGGCAGGACAAAGTATTCCCTGCTATCTATAAAAAGTCAAACTCTAACAACGCAGAAGATAGAATGGATAGTATTATACGAATAATGCAAACAAAGAAGATTACGGGCGTAGAAAGTTGGAACATTATGAACACTACTACCAACTTAGCATCTTATACAAGCTATGGTTATGCAGGTCACTTAGATGACCCTATTAACCCTACTAATGACATAAACTTTGGCGCACCTAAAGAACTACAATTTAGTCCTAATACTTATCCAAGCACAAACGTATTCAACGCATTTCATAGTCCTTACCTTGCTGAGATAACAAGTAAGGATAGTAAGCTATTAACTTGTTTTGGTTTATTGGATATTGTAGACATTTTCAATTTAGATTTTAGTAAGTACATCTGGATAGATGGGGTATTGTTTAGGCTTAACAAGGTCGAGAACTTTAACCCAATGGAATACAACACTACTAAACTATCATTCCTTAAAGTAATAGAAACACAATACTAATGGCAGACGAAAAATTAAATTTACAGATTATCATTGACACAAAAGAAGGTGAGGACAATGTAGATAATCTTAGTGACAAAACGAAAAAAGCATCGAAATCTGCTAAAGAAGGTCAGGGTGCGTTTTCTACTTTAGGTAATACTGTAAAATCTTTAGGAATAGTTACTGTAATTGCAGGTGCTTTTAACTTTTTTAAAGAAGCACTTAGCAAGAACCAGAAAGTAGCTGATAGCGTAGCTGCGGTCTTTAATACAATATCTACTATTGTTTCTACTCTTGTTGACATTTTTATCGAAGTTACATCGCAAGTAGGTAAAAATACAAATGGCTTTGCTGCGCTGGGTAAGGTGTTAAGCGGAGTATTTACACTTGCAGTTACTCCTTTAAAGTTAGCATTTGACGGACTTAAATTAGTTATTAATGAAATACAACTTGCTTGGGAGAAGTCACCTTTAGGAGATGGCGACCAAAAAGTTATTAAGGAACTTACCGAAAACATTAATAAAACTAAGGATAGTTTAAAAGAAACAGGCAAAGATGCGGTACAAGCAGGTAAGGATATTTACAACAACTTTGGAGAAGCAGCTAAGTCGGTAGGTTCTGTTGTTAGTGGTGTAGTAGAAAAAGCATCTAAGATTAACGTGGCTGCGGTATACGAACAAGCTAAGGCAACAATCGCTTTACAGAATAGCGCAAAGATAGCCGCTGCACAATTAGCAGGTCTTGTAGAAAAATACGATAGACAAGCGGAGCAGTTAAGACAAATTAGAGATGACGAATTTAAAAGCGTAGACGAAAGGATTGCAGCCAATAATCAATTAGCTAAAGTTTTAGACGAACAAGAGAAAGCACAAAAGAAACTTGCACAAGCAAAGGTAGCTGCGGCGGCTGCCGAACTTGCACAAAATAAAACAAGTGTAGATTTACAAGCTGCATTAATAGAAGCACAAAACGAAGTGGCTGCGGTAGAGGCAACTGTAGCAGGATTGAGGTCGGAACAATTAGCCAATGCCGTAGCATTAACAAAAGAAAAACTTGAATTAGACAAATCAGTTGCAGCAAGTGCAAACAAGATAGCACTTGACCAAAGGAAATTCAATGCAGATTTAATTAAAGACGAGGTATTAAAACAAACTACTAAAAAGCAGATAGCTGAAGACGAAGCAGCTTTAGAATTAAAAAGGTTACAAGATAACATTAACAATACTAAAGCAGGTACACAAGCAAGAGCAGATGCGGAAATTGCTTTTGCAGAAAAAAAAGCAGAAATCTCAAACCAAATCTTAACCTTAGATAATAGTATTGCACAAGCAAGGCTCGACAAGGAAGCTAAATTTAGAAACGACTCTATTGCATTAGCACAAGCAGATTATGAATTAAACAAAGCTTTGGGCGAGGCTACATTCCAAGACCAATTCGACTTATACGATAGGAGAAGGGAATTAGAAAGAAAGGAAATGGAAGCGAGGAAGGCAACGGCTACCGAATTAGAAACCTTTGATAAGCAAACCGCAACAGGTAGAATTGCAATAGAAAAAGCGGTACAAGACCAAAAGTTAGCAATACTTAACACAGGTATTAATACTGCTATTGAGATAGTAGGTAGGGAATCGGCAGCAGGTAAGGCTTTAAGTATTGCACAAGCAGTAATGAATACTTACACGGGTGCGACAAGGGCATTAAAAGACGTTCCGTTCCCTTTCAATTTTATTGCAGCAGGTAGCACAATCGCACAAGGTTTAGTAAGTGTTAAAAAAATTATTAGCACACCTTTGCCAGGAGTTGGTGGAGGAAGTAGTGGAAGTACCCCAAGCTTAAATGCTTCTGCACCTGTTGCCCCACCGCAACCACAAGCGCAAACAACTACATTAGATAGCCAATCTATTAATGCACTGGGTAACCAAACTGCAAGAGCCTATGTTGTAGAAAGCGATGTAACGGGTAGCCAACAACGTATTGCAGCTATTCAGCAAAGAGCAAGGTTCGGTTAAATGATAACAATTTAAAACACTTAATATTTACGAATATGGACTTACCTGTTTATTTATTAGATATTAGCGAGGATATGAATGACGATGCAGAAGTGGATTACGTGGCACTCGTAGACAAACCTGCTATTCAAAAGAATTGGAACGCCTTTAAAAACCAACAACGCTTTGAAGTGGTTAGCGAAGACAAGCGTATTATTAGCGGACCATTAATGTTGGCAGATGTCCCGATATTCCGCAGTGACTCTACTTATGGAGATTATTATGTTGTTTTCTCTAAAGATACAATATTTAAGATTGCTCAAAAGTTTTTCAAAAGAGGTTATCAATCAAACGTAAACTTAATGCACTCTCCTGACCAACAAGTAGACGGAGTTACTATGTTTGAAAGCTTTATTACTGATGCAAGTAGAGGCATACAACCAATGAAGGGTTTTGAAGATGCACCTGACGGCTCGTGGTTTGGCTCATTCAAGGTAGACAACGAAGGCGTGTGGAATGATGTTAAAGAGGGCAAATTTAAAGGCTTTAGTGTAGAAGGGTTATTTACCTACAAGACAAAGCCAAGCAAAGAACAAGAACTTATGAACGCAATAAAGGAAATATTGCAACAGGTTAAATGATAAACAAAATCTTTTATTAATATTTAAACAAAAAGAATGATGAACGCAAAAGATGCAATTATGCAAATTAGGGCTTTATTCGAAGATATGCCAATGGTAGATGCTCCTGCGCCTACTCCTGCACCTATCGAAGAGGTACCTGTTACATTCGCAGAATATAGCCTTTTAGATGGTACAAAGGTTATGATTAGCGAACTTGCTATCGGTGGTCAAGTTACATTGGAAGACGGAAGTCCTGCACCAATGGGAGAACACCAATTAGCAGACGGCACTAAAATTGTTTTAGACGAAGCCGCTAAAATCTTATCTATTGAAACTCCAGAAGCAGAAGCTAAAGAAGCTGACGAAACTCCTGCTGAAATGGGTAAAAAGATGGACGAGAAAATGGCTGACGAAATTTCTGTTTTAACTGAAGAGAACGAAAAGCTTAAAACAAAAGTAGCGGAATTAGAGGCAAAAGTTAAGAATGGCTTTAGTCAAGTAGCTGAGTTAATAGAAGCACTTACAAAGACACCTAACGCTGAACCTATTGCGCAACCAAAACAAACATTCGGTTCTAACGTAACTACAAAGGAAATGAAGTACGATAGATTAGAAAAATTTAGAAACGCTTTATTAAACAAATAAAAATAAAATAAAATGGGATTTGATGTATCTGCATTAGCAAACTATACAAAAGAAAACGAAGCTCTACTTGTAACTTCATCTGTATTGGGTGCAAAAACTGCGTCTCTTATTAAGAGCGCTGGTGGAATTATGGTTGGAGTTAAAAGCTCTGAGAAGATTAATATAATGCAAACTGATGCTATCTTTCAAGATGGTGCATCTTGCGGTTTTAATGCTTCTGGCTCTACAACTTTTACTCAACGTACTGTAACTCCTGGTAAAATTAAAGTAAACGAAGCTTTATGTCCTAAAGACCTTGAAGCAAAGTATTTACAAAAAGCTTTACCTACTGGTTCTTATTATGATTCTATTCCTTTTGAGCAAGAGTATAGCGAAAAGAAAGCTAAGACAATCGCTGCTCAATTAGAAACTGCGTTATGGCAAGGCGACACCTCAAGTGTCAATGTTAACCTTAACCGCTTCGATGGTCTTGTAAAATTAATCGGTGCTGCTTCAGGTGTTGTTGCTGCAAACGCTTCAACTTTTATCTCAGGTGCACCTTTAAGTTCAATTACTGCTGCAAACGTAATCTCTATCTTTGATGGTGTTTACCAAGCAATTCCTGCACAAGTTGTAGCTGCTGAAGATATGACTATTTTCTGTGGTCAAGATTTATTTAGAACTTACACTATCGCTCTAAAAAATAGCGGTTCTTTCAATTATCAAATTGATGTAAAAGCTGATAGCGAGTTCGTACTTCCTGGTACTACAATCAAAGTTATTGCAGTTGCAGGTCTTAACGGAACTAACAAAGTTTACGCTATGCGTTTATCTAACTTGTTCTTAGGTACTGACTTATTGAACGAGGAAGAGAAGTTTGAAATTTTCTATGCTAAAGAAGCTGACCAAGTACGTTTCGTATCTGAGTTCAAAATGGGTGTAAACATTGCCTTCCCTGACGAAGTAGTGAAGTTTATCCTTGCATAATTTATAGGGGGATTGAAATATATCCCCCACTTTTTTAAACTAATTAATTTTTAAAATATGCCTTGCGCTTTAACTCAAAATTATACCTTAGATTGTAAAGACAGTTTAGGCGGTATAACCGAAGTTTATTTTGCAGCAGCAGCAGACGTTACCTCTACAACCGAGGCAAGTGGTGTTATTACCGCACTTGTTAAGGCAGCAGGTAAGAAGTTCTATAAGTACGAACTTGTAAAAGGTACTTCTCAAATCGTTGAGAATATCAATGCAAACGTACAGAACGGAACTGTATTCTATGCTCCAGAATTAACTATCGTATTAAACAAATTACAAGCTAATACAAGAAACGAAATCTTGTTATTGGCTCAAAACACTTTAGTAGCAGTTGCCAAAGATAACAATGGCAAATACTGGTACTTAGGTAAAACAAGAGGCTTAGACCTTACCGCAGGTAGTGCAGGTACAGGAACGGCTGAAGGTGATAGAAGTGGTTACACTTTGACTTTTACAGGTGCAGAAGCAGCTATGGCTCCAGAGGTTAACTCTACTGTAGCAGCAGCTTTAACTACTCCTGGTTCTTAGGTTGTTTTGGTTTTGTATATAGATGCCCTCGGACTTAATTGTTCGGGGGTTTTTTATTTTGCAAACAATCGTGATAGTTTATATTTATAGTTGTGATAAGATTAACTAAAGGGCAAACCCAAAACATAATACTTACCTTGACTGAGAAGCAGACGCTTACAAGTCCTAACTATCTATTTGTTTTCGAGAATAGAAGTACAAATACTGAGATTAAATTTGTAAGGCTAAACAATACGGATATAAGCGCTTACAAGGAAAGGTACAACGAGTTCACTATTGTAGTTAATAGCTTCTTTAATACGGCTTTAAACGGGCAATATACCTACACAATCTACGAACAAGCAAGTACATCAAACCTAAACCCGACAGGCTTAAACCTGCTTGAAAGCGGCATTATGGAACTCGAGGGTACAACTATATCATTCACAGAATACGAAACAACAAGCACATTCACAATTAGACAATAATGGAAATAAAAGTATTGACATTTGCGGAAGCAAAGCAGCCTGAATATAAAGAAAAAAAAGGCGAAGGGTATATGCAGTATGGTCAAAACAATGACTATCCGCAGTACCTATTAGACCTATTTAACAAATCTGCAAAGCACAACGCTATCATTCGTGGCAAGGTTAATTACATTGTCGGAAATGGTTGGGCTGGGGAGCAAGATATTGTTAAGAAGGTTAATAGAGAGGAAACCCTTAACGACCTAACTAAAAAGGTTGCTTTAGATTTAGAACTATTTGGCGGTGCTTATATCCAAGTTATTTGGTCTGTTATGGGCGGTCAAGTTGCTGAGTTGTGGCATTGTGATTATACTAAGATAAGAACCAACAAAGACAACACGCAGTTTTGGTATAAAGACGATTGGAAAGCTACACGCAATCAAGAAAAAGCTGAGATATACAATGCGTTCAATCCTGCTAATCCACAAGGGGTGCAAATACTTTATGTAAAGGAGTATCGCCCAGGAATTAATGTTTATAGCCTTCCTGGTTATTTCGGTGCTTTGAATTACATCGAAAGTGATGTAGAAGTTAGTAAGCACGTTTTGGGTAATGCTCAAACAGGGTTTTCTGCAAGTAAACTTATTACCTTACCAAACGGAGAGCCAAGTCCTGAAGAGAAACGCCTTGTTAGTAAGCAGTTCGATAATATGTATACGGGTGCAGACGGCAAGAAGTATTTACTTGCGTTTGTAAACGATTTAACTCGTAAGCCTATTGTAGACGATTTAGGTGCAAGTGATTTAACTAAAGAGGACTTTAGCCGAGTAGATGAGTTAATACAAACTAACATATTTAGTGGACACCAGATTACAAGTCCTGACTTGTTCGGTATTGCTACTCCAGGTCAATTAGGTAGCAGACAACAGATGCGTGATAGCTACGAGATATTCCGTAATACTTACGTTCACTACAAGCAAATGCAAATTGAAGGCATATTTAATATGTTAGGACAATATGCAGGAGTTACTGAGGAATTAAAACTTCAGCCTGTAGACCCGATTGGTATTGACTTTAGCGAAAGCGTAATTAAAGAAGTAGCACCTAAAGAATGGATATTGGAGAAGTTAGGTATTGACCCTACTAAATACGGATTGCCTACCGAAACTGAGCAACCAATGGCAGCAAGTCCTTTAAATGTGAACGAGCATATTAAAGGCTTAAAAGGTCGTGAATGGCAAAATATGCAGCGCATTATTCGTGACTATAACAAGGGTAAGATTACAAGGGAACAAGCAAGTTCTATGCTTAAGGGTGGTTATGCTTTAAGTGATGACGAAGTAGCGACTTGGTTAGGTGCTGAGGAATTAGAGTTTAGCGAAGATGACTACAAGATATTCTATGAGTTCGGAGAGGACAGAGAGCAATTTGAAATTTTCAAAAGTAAAAAAAGGTTTAGTGACGATGACGACTATCAAGCCTTTGCTGATGTAAACCAATTAGAGGCAAACGTATTAGACCAAATTAGCAAACAAAAGAATATTACGCCAGAAGTATTATCTGAAGTTTTGCAAGTTACTATCCCTGAAATTTTAGCTATTTTAAAAAGCTTAGAAGACAGAAAATTATTAGTTGCTATTTCTAAAAAGATAGGCAGGGGAGATGAGTCAAATGTAATTGTTGAAAGGGAATTAGTAAAGCCTTTAAGCAAAATAGTTGGCGAGGTTAAACCTTCTACAAGTGAAATGCTTATACGCTATTCTTACGAATGGATATCTGGCTTTAGTGATGCTAACATAGGAACGAGTAGACCATTTTGCGTACACTTATTAAAAGCTAAAAAAATGTATAGCAGAAGCGAAATTGAATCAATGAGTTCAAGGCTTGGTTATAGTGTCTGGAATAGAGGCGGCGGTTGGTGGAATGACAATGGCAGAATTTCTCCAAGTTGCAGACACGAGTGGAAAACAAACGTAGTAAAGAGAAAAAAATAACAAATGAGCTTAAACACATTATTCATAAGCGTACAGAATATTAAAGATAGGTCTGGCTTACACGCTAACGTAGACGAGAAACTTGTATTGCCTGAGATTAAGACCGCACAAGATATGTACATCTTACCTGCGCTTGGTAGTGCTTTATACAATCGTTTACAAGCAGGTATCACGGCTAACAACTTAAACGCAAACGAGGTTATCTTATTAGACCAATACATAGCAGATACTTTAGTGCATTATGTACTTAGTGAGTTGCCAATGGGTTTGTCTTATCAGTTCTACAACAAAGGCTTGTTAAGGAAGGGTGGCGAGAATACAGAAAACCCTTCTATGCAAGATATGATTGATGTGGCAAATAGATATAAGGCTCGTGCGGAGTTCTACAAGCAAAGAATGATTAAATACCTAAAAGAATATTCTACCCTCTATCCTGAGTACCTTAACCCTGGAAGTGGCATTGATGCAATACACCCTGAGAACGATGCTTACACAACGAGCATTTGGTTAGGTGATTTTGATTGCTGCGCAGGTAAAAGCTTCGAGGAACTTTATCAAGGGAATAGAGGTTGTAGTGATTGCTAATTATGAGTAAAGTAACAACAATAAAAAACCAAAATAAGCTTCGTGTTTATTTAGAAAAAATTAAGAATGAGCCTGACATTAAACCAAATCGTCAAACAAATAACGACACTCGGAAACGACCACGAACAAATTAACTTTGTTTACTTCGGAGATGTATGGGAACGTTTGTCTAATGGCGAGGTTACTTACCCTGCTATGTTTTACACTTTAACAGGTGCTACTATAAACGCTAAAAATATTACCTATAATTTTAGCCTTTATTTTATGGACAGAATGTTAATGGAAGAAACAAACGAAACCGAGGTTTTATCGGATATGACTTTAGTAGGTCAAGACATAGTGGCTCAGTTAAGATACCCTAAAGCTATTTGGGAAATAGGCGATACTGCTCCTTTGACTTACTTTACAGAGAGCGACCCCGACTATCTTGCAGGAGTTAAGATAGATATTACAATGGAATTACCTTACTTAAACGATAGGTGTCAAGTGCCTTCAATATACCAATACTAAGATGATAGGAAAAAAAATTAACCAATTAGCAACCGAGTTAGCACCTGCTTCAACTGATTTAACAATCATTGGCAATCCGACAACAGGAGTAAGTAAGAAGATTACACTTGCTCAATTAGGTGCGATTTTTAGCGGTGCAGTTTCATTTTATACTAACCTTGCAGCGTTCCCGACACCTGGCACAACTGATGTTATCTATTGTGCTAAAGACACACAGAAACTTTATTTGTGGAGTGGTTCGGCTTATGTAGAAGTATTCCCTTCACAAGCTTTATTAGACACTTACCAATTAAGAAGTGAGAAGGGCAACGCTAATGGCTATGCTTCTTTGGATAGTGGCGGTAAGGTTCCTATAAGTCAGCTACCAAGTTCTATTATGGAATACAAAGGAACTTGGAACGCATCTACTAACACCCCTACACTTGCAAATGGAACGGGCGACACGGGCGATGTTTATATTTGTAACGTAGCAGGAACTGTAAACTTTGGCGCAGGTCCTATTACTTTTGCGGTTGGCGATTATGTGATTTATTCAGGAACTATTTGGCAGCGTTCAAGCGGTGCGGTAGGTACTGTAACAAGCGTAGCTTTAACAGTTGGTGGCGATGCTATAAGCGTATCGGGTAGTCCTTTAACAACAAGCGGAACTTTAGCTTTAGCGTTTAGCGGTACTACATCACAATACATTCGTGGTAATGGTACACTTGCTAACTTCCCTACTTCTTTAGTAACGGGTAGTGGCACTACAAACTTTGTTTCTAAGTTTACAACAAGTTCTACGATAGGAAGCAGTCAAATTTATGACGATGGAACAAGTGTACTTATAGGCACAACTGGTACCTTACCAAATATTAAGGTAGGTATTTATTCAAGCACTCAAAGGGCATTGGAAGTTGTGTCTACAAATGCAAATGCTTTGTTTGTTCAAAGTCCTGCTGCTTTTATTATGAGTATTAGTAACGGAACTTGGGTAACTCAATTTACAAATACAGGTCGCTTAGATTTAGCAGGAGATTTATTAGTTAATACTATTGCTAACGCTACTACCGACACGGATAGATTTTTAGTAAGTGATAGCGGAGTTATTAAATACAGAACGGGTGCGGAGTTATTAAGCGACATCGGTGGTGCAAGTGCATCGGGTTACGTTCCCTACACGGGCGCAACGGCTAACTTAGATTTAGGAACGCATACTTTAATTGCTGCTAAAGGTACTTTTTCAAGTTCTGGTAGTGGCGATACAGTTGGCATAACACATTCAAGCGGTAGTGGTATTGCTTTAAATATTACAAAGGGTGGTAATGGCGAAGGCTTATACATAAACAAAACAAGTGGTAGTGGTAACGCTGCGACAATCATAGGTACTTTAAACGCAACTACTTTAGTTAAGTCGGGCGGTACATCTGCACAATTTTTAAAAGCCGATGGTAGTGTAGATAGCACTTCTTATGGCACGGGTTCGGTAACATCGGTAGGCTTATCTTCTGCAACAAGCGGAGTAACTATCGCATCAACACCTATTACGACAAGTGGAAATATTACTATTGATATTGCTAATTCAAGTGGTTCACAAAATGGTTTATTATCAAGCACCGATTGGACTACGTTTAACAATAAGCAAAACGCTTTAACCAATCCAGTAACGGGTACAGGTACTACAAACTACCTACCTAAGTTTACAGGTGCAAGTACAATAGGAGATAGTGTTATTCAAGAGTCAAGTTCTAATATTGGTATAGGTGTAACACCAATTAGTAAATTTGATATTAATGTTGGTGCAAGTGGAGCTAGAAGGTTTTTAGTTAATTATGATGATAGTATAATTACTATAAAAGGTTCAAACGCAAGTGGCAATGGAGAAACACTAAGAATAATTGCTGATAATATTAGGTTTAATACAGGTACGAGTGGTAGTGGCACTGAAAAAATGCGTCTTGATTTATCAGGCAATTTAGGATTAGGAGTTACACCGAGTGCGTGGTATAGTACAGATGGTTATGCAGCTTTACAAGTAGGAAATGCAAGTTTGTTTGGTAGAAATTCTGCTAATTCGGAACTTTATTTAGGAACTAATGTGTTTGCTAATAGTTCAGGGAACACAATTTATATTACATCAAATTTTGCATCAAGATATGAGCAAAGAGATGGTGTTCATAAATGGCAAATCGCTCCTTCAGGAACGGCAGGTAACGCTATATCCTTTACCCAAGCAATGACGTTAGATGCGAGTGGTAGATTGGGAATTGGTACTACATCTCCAACAACAAATCTACAAGTATATCAAGGAGCAACGGCAGGTAATAACTATGTTGAAGGTACTATTCAAGTAGGCGGTACAAGTTCTACTTTAGGTGGTGCTTTTAGTTACGCTGCACAAAATTCAGGATATGTTAATATAACTAATTTAAACAATGGCGGTGGTGCAAATGCAAGAATAAGTTTTGGTTTTGGAGCAATTACAAGTGGACTACCTGCTAATAATGTAATGACCATAAACCAATCAGGTAACGTAGGTATAGGTACTACATCGCCAAGTTATAGATTAGTTGTTAATAGTGGAACTGATGGTATTTCAGCAGGAATTGCAGGTTCTACTTATGGAATTAGATTTGACAATGGTGGAACTTTTAGTTCTGGTATGTCAACAATACACGGAGTTGATACAACATTAACAGGAAGCTATCAGCCTATAATGATTAATGGTTCTGATGTAAGATTTGGAACAAGTGCTACCGAACGTATGCGCATAACAAGTGGGGGCAATGTGGGTATAGGTAGCACTGTTGCTACAAGTAAAATTCAAATAACTTCTACTTCAGCAGGTGCGGCAACGATAGCAGCATTTTTGGTTAATGAAAGTCGTGATATAAATACTGAAGTCAGATTAGCTTTTGCGGCTAATACAAATAATGATATATCAAGCAATAGATACTCTTATATTTCTACTCTAAATACAACAGGGGATTCTAATGGTCAGTCAATGATTTTTGCCACAAATGAAAATGGTAATTCTGCCCTAGAACGTATGCGCATAACAAGTGGGGGATTGATATTTATGAATAATTTAGGCGGTTATTCAGGCTCTTATGCAGATGTTAGATATGATACATCTTCAAAAGAATTGTTTTATCAAACATCTTCTTTAAGATATAAGGAAGATATTAACAATCTTGAAAACACTTTATCTAAAATTAATCAGCTTCGAGCAGTAAGATATAAGGATATAAAAACACAAAAATATAATTGTGGTTTTATTGCAGAGGAAGTTATTAATATTATACCAGAAGTTGTATTTAAAAAAGAAGTAGACGGAGAATTAAAAACAGAAGGTATTAACTATTCGGACTTTACACCTTTTATTATTAAAGCTTTACAAGAACAACAGGCTCAAATCAACGATTTAAAATCACAATTAAACAAATAATATGACAACTTTTAAATGGGTAGTATCACAAATGGACACCGCACCGAGCGAAGATGGTTTAACCGACGTAGTTAAGGTAGTGCATTGGCGTTACCAAGCAGAACAAGTAGACGGAGACAAAACTTACAATGCCGAGGTATACGGAGCAATGGGTTGTGCTACACCTTCGGACACGGACTTTACCGCTTATGACGATTTAACTTACGAGCAAGTATGCGAGTGGTTAGTTGCAGGTAACAACGTAGAAGCTATGGAGTTAAACTTAGATACTCAAATCGAGAACCTAAAAAACCCACCCATTGTAAATTTACCTTTGCCGTGGAATAAATAAAATCTATATATCTTTACAAAAATTTAAACAATGAAATACAAACAACTATTACAATTAGTAAGCAGCATTAATGTCGTAATTGGCAACCAGGACACAAAGACACAAAAGAAGCTTTTTAAAATCTATGAGAAAGTTAAAGCCTATCACGAGGACTACCAAGCAGAAGTTGAAATCTTACGTTTAGACAATGCCCAAACCGACGATAAGGACTGCTTACTTTTAGATGACAAAGGGAATTACAAGTATTCTAAAGAAGGCATCAAGAAGCTAACTAAAGACATTGAAGCTTTAAATGATAAAGAATTTGACTTTGTAATAATTAACGTAGTCAATCCACAAGGTCTCGAGGACTTTACTTTTTTAGAAGATTGGACTAATGGCATCGAATTTAACAAACAAGAAGACATCGAACTATAATGGCAAATAACCACCAAGCAGACCAATCAACAATCGTTTCTTTAGTAAGTGCTACAATTAGCATTACAAATATTCAACCGCTATTCACATTGATTGCAAGTTTGGTGGCTATCGTTTCAGGTCTTATGGCTATTCGCTACTACTACAAAATGACCAAAAAGCTTAAATGAGAATAATACTTTTAGCCTTATTACTTACTTCGTGTGCATCAGTTAAGAAGGCATCGGAGCGATTAGATAGCACTGTAGTTAAAACCTTTGACTCGGTGCGTGTAGTCGTTTTCGATAGCGTTACCAAAGTAGTAGAAAAAGAGGAATATTTTACCAAGACCATTACTTACTACGATACTTTGTGGGTTACTAAGGATAGTATGATAACTATTCCTAAGTACACGGAGACCTATACAAGAGGCACAAAAGAGAAACAAACGGATAGTAAGCAGACCAAGACGGACTCAATGGCTCTTAATCGCACAGAAAGTACCCAAATTTCTAAGATAATTAAAACTAAGGATAAGTCCTTTAGCGAATTCTATAAGGCTTTAATTGCTCTTATATTGATAATTACGCTAATCTTATTCTTTTGGAGACGTAAATAATATGGCAAAAGCAGCAAAAAGCGTAAACGTATCGGCTAACCCGTTACCTATTACATTCAAAGAGTTTAGCAAGAACCCTGTCGTGGGTATGCTATTTTTATGTATCTGCGGTATCAGTTACTTGTATATCGACAATGCAAAGCGTAACGAAAAGCAAGACGAAAAAATAGGCAGCTTGTATGAAATGGTGCGTAAAAGTGATAGCAGTAACGCAGCAAGTACGGCTCGTCTGGAAATGGCAGTAGACCTGAAGGCTCTAAAAAAGTTTAAGTAATGCGCTATTTATTATTTGTTGCTTTGATAGGTTGCGGAACTAAGACCGATAACCAGATTAAAGAATTGCAAGACAAAGTAAAACAAAGCCAAGTGCAGAGTGAAGCGGTGCAGGGTGTGGCTTCCCAGGATAACAAGAAGGTAATAACTAAGACAGTGAAAACAATAGTTACCTTAAAACAAGAAGTAAAAGAATTAAAAACGGAACTAAATGAAGTTAAGGCTAAATTGGACTCCGCTAATTCTGTTGATACTAATAGCACCAAGTTCCAGTTACGCCCAATACGTTAAAAAGATAGGCGGCGAGGATAAGATTGTTATTAGCCGTACAGAAGGCGAGAAGATTAACAACTCATTTGATAGCCTAACTAATTTAGTAAGCTACCAAAACACACGAATAGATAGCTTAATTAAAGCTAACATCAAGACAAGGGATAGCCTTCGCATTGATTTACTTACCCTTAAAGATACCCTTACCCAACGCAATAAAATTGCGATTGATACGTTAAGCGATTATCGTAATAGGTACTATAAAAACATAGCAATATACGAGCAGTACGAAAAAGCGGTGCAGTTTGAAATAAAACTACATAGGCTTAATTCAGTTTTGTTTGCTATGCTAACATTCTTTTTATACTCACAAATAAATTAAAATGCAATTAAACGACAAAGGCAAAGACCTTATTAAATTATTCGAGGGCTGCAAATTAGTAGCTTACAAATGCAGTGCTGCAAAAGATACTATCGGTTATGGAAATACTTTTTACGAAAACGGAACACCTGTAAAGCCTGGAGATAAGATTACCCAAGAACGAGCAAATGAGTTATTTGAAATTATAGCTAAAGAGTTTGCTGACAAAGTTGCTCCATTAGTTAAGAGTTCGGTTACACCTAATCAGTTTGCTGCGCTTACAAGCTTTGCCTATAACGCAGGTATTGGAAACCTAAAGAGTTCTACTTTATTAAAGAAAGTAAACGCTAACCCTAACGACACTTCTATTGCTTTAGAATTTGCTAAGTGGAACAAGGCAGGTGGGAAAGTATTAGCAGGACTTACAAGACGTAGAGAAGCAGAAACTAAATTATACTTCACACCTTAAATTAATATTATGAAATGGTTAGCCAATTTATTATCAGACGAAAGAGGTAGCGTGTCTACAAAGCGAGTTATTGCTTTACTATCGGCTTTATTTATTTGTATTACCTTATTAGCTAATAGCTTTACGCATCAAGAAATTGCCCCTTCGGATAAACTTGTAGATGCCGTAATGGTTATTTGCATAGCTGCAATGGGTACTACTACAATAGATAAATTCAGCCAAAAATAAACAATGCTAAAATCAAAACGCAAACGACTATTCTTTGACATCGAAACCTCGCCCAACGTCGGCTTTTTCTGGAGTGCCGGATATAAGCTTAATGTAACTGCGGATAGCATTATTAAAGAACGTGCTATCATTTGTATATGCTATAAGTGGGAAGACGAAAAAGAAGTTTACTATTTACAATGGGATAGCAAACAGAATGACAAAAGAATGTTACAAAGTTTCGTAGAAGTAGCAAACACGGCTTCGGAACTTATAGGGCATAATGGCGACAAGTTCGACTTAGCTTGGATTAGGACACGCTGCTTGTTTCACGGGATTGAGATGTTTCCTAAATACGTTACAATCGACACGCTTAAGGTAGCACGTCAAAAGTTTAGATTTAATAGCAACAAGCTTAATTACATAGCCGACTACTTAGGTATCGGGCAAAAGATTAAAACCGAATATAGTTTATGGAAGGACATTGTCTTGCATAAGGACAAAGTGGCTATGGCTAAAATGATTAAGTACTGCCAAAAAGATGTTGTATTATTAGAGCAGGTATTTAACGCACTTAAAAACCACATCGAACCTAAAACACACTATGGCGTTATATTCGGACAAGATAGAGGCTCTTGCCCTGAATGTGGAAGCGATGAGATAGTTATACAAATGAGGCGTACAACTGCAACAGGAGTAAAGAAAATATTATACAAGTGCAAAACTTGTTTTAAGATACATAGCAAAACCGACAAATAAATGGATAGTAAAATACTTAGCTTAGTTATTGAAGACATGCGTAGCCGTGAGCAAGTAGGTAAAAAGAAGTACAACTGCACAATGGACAGGGAAGATTTATCGACAAGCGAATGGATAACACATTTGAAGCAGGAACTACAAGATGCGATTTTATATTTAACCAAACTTGAACAAATACACAATGCGCCTCAAAAAGATATTTAGCTTCGGCAACATCTTAGATAGAGATACCTACGAGCAACTAAGGGAATTAGATTATACCAATCCTAACTTTAAGGGTTGCGCTGACGAGTTTCAGTTCAATCGTGAATGGTGGGTTATGCTTGACCAAGGCGAGATAGTTGCTTACTGCGGTTCTATTTACTCCAAAGGCATCTGCATATTTAACAGAGCGTGGGTTAAGAAAACACATAGAGGGAAGGGCATACAAAGACGAATGATTAAAACCAGGTTAAAAGCTGCTTCTACCTTTTGCCATATAGCTATTACATATACAACATTAGACAACTTCCCTTCAGCTAATAACCTAATCTCGTGTGGGTTTAAGCTTTATTTACCTGAGTATTCTTATGGGGGTAGCGACAAACTTTACTTCCAAAAATTACTATAAAGTTTCACTTTAGTACAACAAAAAGTAGTAAAACTACTACTTTTGGCTGCATTTTACTTCCGACTTTGTCAAGTTATACCTTTACTTTGTACGTTCTGGCGTACATAATTGGTAATAAACTGCACAATTTGATGTGCTTTTATCCTATATAAGCCACATTATTTGCAACAAGGTTACAAAAATATATTTTTTAATTTTGCACTTTGTATTGTGTATTGTTGTATATTTGTTGAAACAAAACACAAATGACACATTTAACCAACTACCAATTGTTTCAGTATCAGCGATACGGGAACATCTTAATTGACGGGAGCAGGAGTACAACAAACCCTTACGACCCTGCTCTATTGCCTAAAAACTACGATTACGAAGATGACGATTACACGTTTACTCGTTGGGTAGAACACAATGCAGAACTTGAACTTTTAAAAAACGAATTATATGAAGATTGAATTTGTAAAAGAAACTAAGCCAGACGGCACGATATTCTACTACACTTTAGTAGATAACAAATACGATAGCGCAAGTATGTACTTGGAATATTCACAAGCTTACGAGTACTTTGTAAGCCTAAAGAAAAGACAAGAACCGATTATCGAAATTTTAGAACACTATAACATAGACATACAAAACAAATAAAATGAGCCTAATTAAAATTCAACAGGAATTAAAAGCACCTAAAAACCAATTCAATGCTTTTGCTAAATACAAGTATCGAAGTGCAGAAGATATTATCGAAGCTGCAAAACCTATCTGTCATAAGTACGGCTACGCTTTAATGCTTAGCGATGAGGTTATAGAAGTAGGCGGTAGAGTTTATGTAAAGGCTACTGCTTGTCTAAGTAACGGAGAAGATAACATCACTTGCACGGGTCTTGCTCGTGAAGAGGAAAACAAAAAGGGAATGGACGCTTCGCAGATTACAGGAGCAGCAAGTAGCTATGCCAGGAAGTATGCTCTTAACGGGTTGTTTGCAATAGACGATACTAAAGATGCAGATGCTACCAATGAGCATAAAGACGAAGTAAGCGAAGGGCAAAAGGCGTTCTTAATTGAGCAGTTAGATAAGACAAAGTTTACTCAGGAACAAAAGTATAAAGCTATTGAGAAAATCAAAGCTATCAAGAGTTTAGACGAATTTAACAAGATTAAAGAAACAATAAAGAAAAGCTAATGAGGGAACTATTACCATTTGAAAGGCAGATGCTACTTGCAGAAGTTTACCATTACGCTTGGTATAACGAAGAGGCATACGAGGACTTATTAGCCTTTATTAAAAAGTATGAAAACAAATTAGACAAACCTGTATTTTTTAACCCAATCAATAACAATGACACAGAAACAACAAATCTTGAACCACTTGCTTTCGGGCAAAACATTGACACCAATCCAGGCTCTAACGAAATTTAATAGCCTGAGATTATCGGCAGTTATCTTTGAATTAAAACGCAAAGGATATAAGATACAGTCCGACTTAATTAACGTAGGTAATAAGAAACAACCTAAATTTGTAAGTAAATATTCACTAATAAAAAAGTAAAAAATGGAACAAAAAAAATGGAGTGCAGGTGCTTGGAAAAAGCAAACCGCTAAAGGAGAAGTAATTAATTTTACAATCAATGATGTTAAATACTCAATGTGGGTTAATGCTTACAAGACCGAGGATAAGCAACCCGATTACAAGATTTATGTAAATGATTTTAAACCTAAAGAAGACACGGAAGGATTGCCGTTTTAATTATGCTAACGAGAAATAAAGATGTTTCAATAAGACAACTAAAGGAGTTATATTATGCCCAGCGTAATACCCACGTTAAATTGCACGAAATGATGTCGCAGTTAGGGTTGTTAGGTATAGAAGATAACGAGCCTTTAGGTGCGGATATAGGTGCGAGAAGCATCGTTAAATTAGTTGAGGAAGTATTTGAGTGCGATATATCAAGAAGGGATAGGTCTTTACGAACTACCTTTGGTCGCAAGGCTGCCGCTTATTTACTTAGAAGGTATACTAAATTGAACCTCAAAGAGATAAGCGCATACACTGGCACTAAAGACCATACTACCGCAATTCATAACATTAAACAAGCAAATAACCTAATTGACACGGAAGATTGGTTTAAAGACAAAATGAAAAGAATTTGTCAAAAAATTGAAATTATCGAAAATTAGTGTATATTCGCAACATAAATATAAGACACATTAAGGAAGAGCGAACCCATAATGTGTTTAGTGGTTAAATAATAAAGACCCTTGAAGTTCGCTCCTTCTTGGGTCTTTTCTTTTTTTATGGCAAAACGATTTACAGACACGGAAAAATGGAAAAAACCTTTTATCCGTAACCTTTCAGCACCTTACAAACTTCTATGGCTTTACATTTGTGATGACTGCGACCACGCAGGAATTTGGCAAGTAGACATTGATGTAGCCAGGATAAGAATAGGCGAAGATATTAACGAGCAAGATGCGGTTAAATTTTTTGGAGATAAGGTTGTTAGAATTGATAATGGCAATAAATGGTACATACCTTCCTTTATAGATTTTCAGTACCCAAGCGGACTTAACCCAGACAACAAAGCACACGGCGGAATTGTTAAAATGCTCATTAAATACAAATTAATAGATGACCAACTTAAGCCCCTTAGTAGCCCCTTGCAAGGGGACAAGGTTATGGTTATGGATAAGGTAATGGATAAGGATAAGGTTAAAGAAG